TCCAGAATCTGAAGAATGTCTACGATGCTAGCGATCGCTCTTCTTGTTTCACTATCATTTTCTTGTGGTGTAACAACTGCGATCTCATCATAGATCATGTTCTTCTTGCCAGTAATACCAGCATTCCGCAACTTGTATGGATGTACAGGAATAGCTTCGTTTAGTGGCTGAAGAGTAACAACAGTGTCAGAATCTAACGCATCTCTGTAGTAAGTTGTACCATTAACGTCCACCTCTGTAATTGCTTGACCGGGATCATCGAATTGTGCGAGGATTTGGTTATTGACAACAACGAATGTTTCTTCTACAGGAAGCGGCCAGTAAGTTGGGTTTGGTACGATTGTTACCCAAGCAGCAGATATTCCGCTTGCTGTAATTGAGTTAATCTTATTTGTACCACCACCGTCAACTGTGAACTGTAGTGAACCGGCGTTAGAACCACCCATCGACTCATCTGCTGGTTCGTAAGAAACAACTGGGGCAAAAGTAGCACCAATTTGTCTTAGAATCCAATCTGAGTCAGCTTTAATTTGGTTAATTTGTCTAGTTACCCAATCCGAATCAACTTGTGGGTTTGAAACCCTCAATACATACTCGGAGTCAACACCCACTCTTCGAAGAACCCAATCGGAATCGACTTCTGGGTTTGATATTCTCAACACATAATCAGAGTCAACTTTAACTACTGGAATTTGTCTTAGAATCCACTCTGAGTCTGCCTTCAACAATGGAATCTGTCTCATTATCCATTCAGAGTCTGCTTTGATATCTAAATCGGTAAGATCATCTAACCTTGCAAGAGGTACCCAAGCATTAGCATGAGCGAAGTAACCTCTGCCTGTTGCATGAACGTGTGCAAACATGCCATGATAGGTTGCTGGACTCACCGCCTCTAAATCCGCCAGTTCAGGATAGACATTTGCAAATAATATTTTATTAGACCCAAAATCAACAGTGTCTGTGCCTATGTCTGCGGCTTCGCTGTTTTCATAATTTTGTATCCTAGTGTCTAAGTTATCAAAGTTTCCGTCCAGCTCTTGATAAGTTAGCGCACTTCCTTTGATTGTTCTTTTAATTATGGGCATTTTTTTCTCCTATTGTACATATCCAGGTTGCACATACCCTGGCGTCACGTATGCCTGTGTATCGCGGCTGTTGTTAACTATATTGCGTTTTTCTAATTTTTCGGCCGAATTTTGTCTTCTATAGCCCAATGTGCTGGTTTTTGCACGATTGTAATTCAAAACTTCGGTTACAATTGCACTTAATTCTACTTCGTCAAGGCCTTTCAGGGTGTCCAGCAGTTTAAAAACATTAACACCGTCTAATTTTGATTGTTGTAGCAGTGTAGTAGCAACAGATTGGGCGGCTGTTTTATCAAACCCGCGTTTTTCAAAAAATGCAATCACCGCATCAACTTGATTTGAAGGAAAAGTCAGTGTTTTTGAAAAATAGTTGTTGAAAAATCTCGTTACACCTCTATCACTGAAATTGTTTATTTTTTCTTTTGGTAAACTGCTCATTATTGACCTCTATACCGTGCTTTTGTGCTTTCAGGTAATGCATCCCAGGCTGCGTTCCTGTCGTTTACGCCACCTGCACCGCCATTTGCTTGATAATCTGCGGAATAATTCTGTTTTCCTTGTGCTTCTGCAGCCGCAGGATTGCTTGCTACTTCTGCTTGTTCTGCACTATTATTAATTACCGCTCTGGTTCCCACAATGGCGGCGGTTGCGAGCAATAAGTTTTCAGAACCACCGTTGCCTCCGCTTTTGGGAAAGAATGTTTGTGCAACACCACTCACGTCCGTGCCTCCGACATCGCCTAGCGCCCGTGTTAGTATGCTGTATCCCTCAGATCTCAATCCTTCTGAAGTTAAGTTACGTGCATTTCCAATGAGGTTGGCACCTGCAATAGCAGCCTCTAGAGGATTGTCAAAATTATTTTCACCCCTAAGGTATCGGAATATATCGACAGCAGTATCTAAAGTACCGCCTGCACCGAAAAATGATGATCCGCCACCGCCGAGGATTGAAATAGGACTGGGCGTTTGATCATAGTGCTCTTGTGCAAAGCCTTTCACTCCATTATCGCTTACCGTACCTCTATCATACAACACACTTTCGTATGCCACGGTTATTGTGTTAGTGGTGGTGGCTCCGCCATCATTAGAGTTGACGTTATCGTGTGCCCAATTTGTAATGATGGGATTTATAAGGGTGTATGTTGTGTAATTTTTTCTTGCAAATTGCGTAATTTGAATATAATCAAAAAACGGTGTAACAGGAGTGTTGTTGTCTAAGCCATACTTGTATGAATTTACGCCTGATCCTTGATAGGTCGTGTCGCCTGTTCTTCTATTGCCATACGAACCGTCGTTAAAAGGGTGATTTCCGTCAGCAAAGTAATATTTGTAATACGCTTCTAAGAATGCGGTGGTCACACCGTAGTTGTCGTCGTGAAACTCTATATTGACAGGATCGTATTGTATGGAAGTTTGTATATTCTTTTTACGATTGTATTTGTTTTTGGTTTCTACTTGTGCCTGGTATTTAGGTAAATCTGACGATTTTACCAGCATTCCTACTTCTTTGTTAAAATTGCGCAGTTCTTTGAGAATTCCATAACCACTTTCTGTTAATTGGAAATACACATGATAAAGAAATTTACTCTTAGGTGCAAGTTCCTGATTGTTGTCAATAAACAATCGTCTTGCGTGTTGCCAGTCGGCCATGTTGCCTTTAGGGCCTAGTATGCCGCTGGATAAGTTGTCTAAGAAACCTGTAAACTTTGCCATACTAATATTTAGCTTATAAAATTAACTGCGTATATAAAGAAAAAGGGAGCCTAAGCTCCCCCGTTCTTCGAATGGCAAATTTAATTAAACACCGCCGCCTGTTACTAGGGTGTTCACCGTACGACCAACCGCTGTTCCTACACCAGTACCTTGTGGTGTTTGGATAGCATTATCGTATTGGATGTTTAGGTTAATTGTTACCGGATCGTTGTTTGCGTATGCTAGTTCGTTGTAGTTAGCTTCAGTTACAAAACAACCATACAGCTCGAAAGTTTCAAGAACGTTTGGTGTATTGTCGCCATTGCCACCGTCTAAGATTTCAATTCTTGATGTAAATTTATAATCTTGTCCAGATGCTGCACTCGATTGTTCAAAGAAATCAAACTGCTTCTGTAGCTGTTCTCCCACAAGCTTTTGTACATTGTTATTTACGTCTTCACGTAGTACCAAGCTGATAGGGCTCCATGTGTGTCTACCAGCCAAATAAGCTTTGGAATTGTAAACATTGATTTCCATTGATTCGAATTGCACGGTAGGTCGCGCCACGCTGACCACTTGTTTTGTAAGTTCCGTTGTGGGTGTGCTAACACCAAAGTTTTCCAGTGATACTCTAAATCTGTATTGTAATTTAGGCATCAACAGGCCTTGGTTACTAGCACTATCCCCTGTTGCTAGCGGAACCGTGATTTTTGATAGTGTTGAGATTGCCATTCATATGCTCCTTTTAGGTATTTATGCGTTTATAGCCCCGCAATTTCTCCAGTGTTCTTAAGTCTCAGCGGAATGTAAATAAACTCAACCGCCTTAACAGGTTCAACAGCAATGTCTAAGTATAGTTCATTTCTGTCAATTCTGCTTGGAGTGTTGTTTGTTTCATCACATACTACCAAGAAGTCGTATAGTGCTCTTTGTCCTACCAATTCAAGCAACAAGCTTTCTGCTGCTTGCTTGATTTCGTCCCTGGTGATTTTATCATTTGGTTCGAAAATGTATGGTTTAGCAAGCTGATTAAGCTGACTGCGCAAATAAATTACGAGCCTTGCTACGTTGATTCTATCCAAAGAACTTGCTGCTCTTGCACGAGTCTTTTGACCGTAGTTTACTAGACCAGCACCTGTGATAAAGGTAATTGGATTTACTGCGCTTGAGTAAAGCGTATCACGCTGTCCTTCATTGAGTGCAATGCTTACAAATTCACCTTCGCTGTTAATATAGCCTGTTGCGCTAGCATTGGTAATACCACCACGTCTTGTTCCTGCTGGTGCAAACCATGGGAAGCTGACTTGATCGCTTAGTGCAATAGTGCGTAACATCATGTGGCTTGGTGGTACAACAACATTGTTCCCAAAGTTATCACTTGTAAAGCCGTGTGGGTAAAACACACCTAGATATTCGTCACGTGTAACCAGTCCGTTATCGTTGTCTTCAACAGCTAGATTTACGTTTGTTGCCCAATTGTTCAAAGACGTTGCATCCGATGTTAGTCTTGCAGGTGTGTCACCGACAACAAATGCTGTTAAACCTCTGTCGTTGTTTAAGCTAACCATTTCGCCAATAAGCTCTGGATAACCTGGTGTTGCCATTAGGTTAAAGATGCGTGATTCGTTGTCACGAATTGCATCATTTGAGTTCAACATTGCTTGTAGTGCTTGTACAACCACTTTGCGCTGTGCAATTCTACCAAAGCTGCCAGAACCGTCTTCTTGGTTAGCTGATTCTGTTACCCAACGATGTGGATAATAAGTAGTCATTGCTTCGCCATCGTTGTAACGCTCATTGTCTGCTGCAATGTCAATGTAGTTTCTTTGGAATTTTTTAACATTAAATCCTGAACGTCTAGTGTTCCAAAGCAGCATGCCTTTTGGATACAATGCTGGATCAGGTGCATCTGGATCTAAGAAATTGTCCTCTAGTAGATCAGCAATATCACTGGCATCTCCTGCTGTGTTATCTGCTTCTGTTGTCCAACGTGCATCAGCAAACAAAATACCGTTTTCAGTGGTTTGATCTGTTTTGTCGATCAAGTCCCATTGCTGTAATGCCGTGTTGTATCTGTAAATTGTTGGATAGTTTTCAAGATCCGCAGTGCTGATCCAAATATCATTGTTTGACGGTGCGCTTGGTTCTGAAGCTGCCACGGTAATTTCTGCACTTGAATAATCGCTAGCATTGTTAAACCCTACCCAGGTAGTGCCATTATGCACAAGCAGGTCAACTTCGTCTACCACTGAACTATACCATAGGGTATCGTCTTCTGCCAGTGCAGTAACTTCTGTGGCTTGCGGAGTATAAGTTAGTGCGCTCCATAAGGTTGCCTGTACCTGTAAAGGATCTGTTGAAACACTGGTTCCGTCTTGATATCGTAGATTTGTTGTTGTACCAACCGCAAATCCCATTCCTGCCAACACAGGAGTTTGTGAATCTGTAATCTTGATATCACCACCCTGTGAATGAGTAATAGTGATTCTGTTTTGGCTATCAACGCTTGCACTTACATTTTCAATGTTTGCATTGTTGATTGCACTTGCAACTACTCCTGCATCCGCTGCAACTCCGGTAGTTGTAAACGCAACCGATGTTGCAGTGCCGTAGCTTGCTGATCCTGCATCAGTTGCACTTATAACAATTTCGTAAGTTCCTGCTGTAATACCGCTATCGTCGATTCGTGTACCTGTGATAGTCGTAGGTGCAGCCGCAGATCTTCTGTAGATTTTAAATGTTGCTAATGGCAGTGTATCGCCTGCCACGTTTGTTTGAACATAAAGATCA